ATTTTCCTGATAAAGTTAATATTTTCTCCGTATTATCATTTAACGCATATAAATGTGGATTGAGACAAGTTTACTAATTGTAACCTTGTTTATAATTCTACCATCTTGGTTATTTTACTACTACATATCCGCCTACTATCTTGATGACAATTCCAAATTATATCATTACTATCAGCTTTCAATATACTATTACAACCGCTACCTTTATACCTCAGCTCATCGTCACCGTGTTCAACCTTGGCGTCTTCGCAGCATATTTTACGGTACTCCTCTCTTGGATTCGCGGAAGACGGACGTTCATCCCCACCCTTCTTCTGCTGCTGACCGTACTGCTGCTGGCGCATATTGTGAGGCATTTGCTCTCTCTTGTTCGTGTCGCCCCTTCTTTGTCCAATGTTCCCGCTCTGACCAGCGGAAACTGAGGGCAGGGTCGAGGACGTACCATTGGGCAAAGGACTTCATGGTGCATCCGGCTGCGTCTTTGCGCACCGACAATGACATGGAAATATATATAGATGTCGATTATTATCTGGACATGCCTACCCAACTGTCTCAGCATTTTCGACCTACACTTCTGTATACATTTACTCCTGAGTGTGCCGCTACTTCAACTGATGAGATTATGTTTACGTTTTTGCATGATGGCTCTGTGCAGTATCATCTTACTGGCGGGGCTGGTTATATGCACCACCTGTGGAATTATGCATGTGATACTCTCATGATTTCCTCGTGGAGACGCGTCGTGGTCTACTTGGTGGACCGCCGCCCGACGCATGTGCCCCACCGCTCTCTCATCTTATTGACCCCACTGTGTTGTTGGAATTTCCCTATGTCAGTGTTTATAATGCGTGTAATCACTGGTACTCCCTTAGACCGGTTAAATCCGATCATTGGCAAGTTCATACGACTTCGCTTGCTTGGACGCACTACCACTGATCCGGCGGGCACATCTCGTGTGTCCACCGCTTTGGTGGGATCGTATTCGTCTGCGACTATATCGTCGGCTGATGATGATCGCATTGCGTCTATGGCTCGATTATCTAAGTTGCCCCTTAGTATCGCCCAAGTACAATCTGTTGTTCCAGACCATTCTATTGCCACTGTGATAGCTGAGTACCATCGCACCCATCAACCCTGCCCTATTCCTATAGTGTTCCCTCCCCATCTCTCCGCTAATAATTACCAACTATTGCCTGAAAGACCTTATGAAGTGACCCGACCGTGTTTGGTTCCATTCATGTCTAGCCCCTTTCCTCCCACTGCTTATGTGCCCGACATTTGTTATAACAATGATGCTGCTAGCGTCATTGGCCGTATTGAGAATGTGCGATCCACTGCTACTCTAGACTCCCGTTATTTGGGATTTGCAAAAGAGTTCATCACCGCGTTTGTTTGCGGTGCTGTCCTACACCCGGTTGATTTTGACCGCGTGTATGAAAAGCAGAGCCGCCCGACCCAACGTCATATCTTGGATACCGGTTCTCTAATGGATAAACCACGTCGCATCATTGAAGCATTTATGAAGAAAGAGTCTTACGATGAACCCAAAGACCCTCGTGTTATATCAACGATCAATGGCAAAGATAAGTTGCGTTATTCGCGTTACACTTATGCATTGGCCAATCATGCTAAGCGTTTTCCCTGGTATGCCTTTTCTAAGACCCCGTTGGAGATTGCTACTCGCGTGGCCTCATTGTGTGTCAACAGCCCCTACGGCGTATTGGATAGTGATCTGAATCGTATGGATGGTCGGGTAGCTCCGGCCTTACGTATGTTTGAGATACTACTATTCTACGCTGCATTTGCCGAAACATACCATGAGGATATATGCGAGCTTCATTCTGCACAATTTCGGTTGTCTGGACGCACTAGTGAAGGCGTTGGATATGAGTCTGGTTATGCACGTGCTTCTGGATCTGGTGAGACCGGAATACTCAACACGTTGGATAATGCTTACATGAACTACTGCGCCATACGGTTGACGCAAATTACTGCTGACATCCCCGCTGCTATGGCCTATCTTGGCATTTATGGCGGGGATGATGGATTGTCGTTATATATAAACCCGCCTACCCTAACTAAAGCATGTGAGGCCCTTGGCCAAGTGGCTAAAGTCCACATTGTGCTTCATGGGCAGACCGGCGTAACATTTTTAGCCCGGATTTATAGCCCGTATGTGTGGTTTGGAGATCCTAGTTCTTGTTGTGATATACCGAGGACTATGATAAAATTCCACTTGTCTATGAACTTGCCGATGAACGTTTCTCCTGCGATGAAGTTGTTGGAGAAAGCCCGCTCTTTAGCCCTCACTGACAGCCAGACTCCTATGGTTGGCTGTTTTGTGCGTCGTGCACTTGAGCTTGCGCCATTGAGATTTCCTCGTCTACCGCAGTTGAGCACGTGGTGGGCACGTTTTGCGGAAAATGATCAATATCCAAACCATGACAACGGTTGGATGGACGGGTACTTTTATACCGTCCTCCCCGCGTTTGATTTGGCGTTCTGGCAGTCCTGGGTTGCTGCTTGCTCCGACATTGATATGTTGTTGCATGCTCCCATATGTTACCCCGAACCGGTCGCGGCGTTGGTGTTGCCGCGTCCGGTGGTTATTAACGGTTTGCAGCACGGTCACCAGACTGCTCATAGTGCTGTCAAACGATTACAGAGGCGAGGTTGTGCGCGATTAGCGGCAGGCCTATTGCCTACTCCGCTACTCAAGTAACCAACTGGGCGGGGAATGCACGGCACAGTCTGGTGTGCCGAGGGTTTAGAAAATTTTGCATTTCCCCGTTAATAAAACCCTATTTATATAGTTTATGTTAAACTATATATTGCTTGCTATACTAATACTCTTCTACTTAACTTTTCTGACCATCGTGGCTTACGTTTGTTATACTAAGAAGCAACATCCCACGACAACTGTTTGATACTCCTGAAAATTCTTACAAAGAGCTTATGTCCGATAAATCTAAAGAAAAAGCCGCTAAGAAACGTGAAGCTAAAGTCAAAACTATTACTGCTTTGGCCAACGCCGCCCGTAGTTCCACCGCCCACCTCGCTGACGATCCGAAGAAGAAAGGATGGAGTTGGGGCGGACTATTGTCCGGTGCTGCGAAAGTTGCCGCCGATCTGGTACCGGCTATGCTTCCGTTTTTACTTGCAACCCATGCCCCCACGATGAGCGCTGTCCGTTCAGCCCAATCTACCGGAGCGATGTGTACGGGCGCTATGCCTGTTGGTGCCCCACTTGCGGCCGGATCGACATTAGGTAATATGATTGGCGTGAAGAATTATAAAGTCGTCAACCGCGATAGCCGCGGCAACGTAAATGGAGTCGTAGTGACCACACTCGACTTTATAACTGCGTTACCCGCTACGGCCTTCGGTGCTGGCGACATGATGTACACCGCCTATCTTAGTCCTGAGGATCCTGCCTTCATGAACACTAAGTTCTCTCAAATTGGTGACGCCTACGAGCGCTACCGCATACGACGCGCGGCTGTAGTTTATGAGCCCGTCTGTGCGGCAACTAATAATGGTGCCATTTCAATGTGCATTTTCAAGGACCCAACCATCTCTCTGCCACAAGAAGGCGCGACTGAAAATATTCGCGCAGTTTCTTCCCAAGCTGGCGGCGAGGAGTTCCAAATTTGGAGCTCTGGTATGGCCATGCTTGCTGGTACTCCCCTTTTGTATACTGATCCTGACGGCACAGACATCCGATTGACAATTGGTGGTCTTTTGGCTGTGGTGTGTTCTGCTGATTTGGCAGGTGGTTTTTGCCCTGGCAATCTCTACCTGTTGACTGAAGTTGAATACAATACACCCTCGACCGCTATGAATACGTTCCCTGGTTCGTCTATGTACGTCAACTCACTGACCGATACTAATGCTAGTACCTATGCGCCAATTTTGACCTACGACATCAACAATTATATGCCTCAGGCATCTTTCAGTCAGTCTGCCTCTTACACCGATAGTGGCACTGCCCGTACTGGTAATGCCATACTCGGTTTGTCACCTGGCGCCTACTTGGGCACAATCAGTGCTGTTGGTACTGTTCTCACTGCTGTTGGTTGTGACCTCTTTCTAACTGATGAGGCCATAGCCAATGGTTCTGATGAGAACAACTTCAACGTTGGTTCTGTGCTTGACACAGGTGCTACTAATGTGACCCGTACCCGTTGGTATGACATTGCCGCTGCGTGTATTGGCCCTGTTCTGGGAGTCTCTGTCGGTAACACGACTGTCAGTTCTATTCAGATTTCACTGGTACACGTCAATTCATATGTGTTTGCTTCTTTCCTACCTCAACTCGCCAAGAACGCCCTAGCGCGCGACGCTTTATGGCGCCGCACTCAGCAGGGTCAAGACGCGATACTCAAGGCGCAGATTCAGTCTGTGTCTAATCGTATGCGAGTAATTGAGGATGGTACCCTTGCTAAATCTCCTAGCATCCACATGCCGTTGTCCAGTTCAACTTCCACTTCCTATAGCATGAATCTACTCAAGATCGTTAAACGACCTTGAATAACCAGATATGAGTCTGCTTTAAAACAGACCGCTTAAACACTTTGTAGCCCTAATAGGCTACACGAGGGCTTTTATATTGAGCCCCTTTATAAACCCCCCG